CTTGCTAACTACGTTATCCAAAGATTTTAATAGGCTCTCAGCCTTTTCGAAAGCCTCATTGGCTTTTACTTCTGCATTGCTTGCTTTAGCCTTTAGAGCCTCGCCAGCTTCTGCGATTACCGCTTTAACGGCATCAATTGTTAGATTTTCCATGATTCAAATTGTTTTTTTAGTTCGTTAATTGTTATTATTTCGACCTCCTCGGCTTTCGTCTCTTCTAAAGTAGGCTCAGCTGGCTTTAGAACTTCCAAAAGTGATTTTAGTTGATTTTCTAATTTTTCTAATGTCTCATCTGTTGCATCTGAAGTCTTTACAAACTTCTCAAGTCTTGAAAGATATTCGAATGCATCAGCTTCGCTTTTAAGATCAATAAAGGTGGTTTCAGGATTAGCTCCCAAGAACTGAACTGCTGAACCCTCATACATCATTACCTCTTTAATTAGGTTTGCTTTAGATTCTTGGTCGAACTGCTCTTTAATTGTTCTAAACCCAAAAGAATGCTGATTGATCAATTCGCTTTCAATCATTTTCTGAAAGTCTTGACCAGCAGCGTGGCTTCCTATTTTAGCCTCGTAACGCAATCCTTTATTATCCTCGTAAAGATTGGTAATTTTTGCAACCACTTTATTTTTATCGTGATCTAGCAAATACTTGATTAATTGCTTTCCTTGAGGGCCACGCTCCATTATAGTCTTAGTAAACGCTCCTGGCTCGATAATATCGCCATCAAGGTCTTTGTTACCGAAAATAGCAAAGTAACCGCTTACGACTCCTTGCTTCATATCGCTCTCGGCAAATCCTTGGTTTAATCCTTTTTTTACAAAACCCATATCGCTAGTTTTTTCTAATTCCTTTAATTTGTTTCTGCTCCAAGTCAAAGCAGCCCTACCCCCCCAAGCATCGTACATCAACAACCCACAACCTTCTCCATAAGAAGTGGAGGTCTCTAAATCTACCTCGTGTCTACTTAAATACGAATACATTCGCTTAATCGTATCAACAGAAACAGGTTCACCATTTGCTAACTGACTAGCCCTTTGCTTTCCTACAGGAGTACCGCAAGAGCCCCAACCATTTTCCTCAACATACTTTAAAACCCTTTTAGCGTTATTTCTAACAGCTTGCGGATAATCGGAATAAGATTGCTCGGCCTTCTCTAGCATTTGATATTCGTTTAAGCAAATATACAAATAAATAAAATTAGGAAACAAAACTCCTTACACCTTAAAATATCTTCTTGCATAGGATTCTGATACATAAACTACTACACACGAACAATTTACAGTCTGAGCCGCCCCTCCATTTATGTCACCAGGTTTATCCATTAATACCTCAACACCATTGTTAAAAAACACAAAAGGCTGATCAGCTCTTATTGGTTTATTCTGTGCTTGGATGTGCTGAATCCTTGGCTCCTTAGCCCCTCCATGAATCCATATCTTCCACAACTGAGTTCCTGTCTCATTGGCCCAATCAATCGCTGATTTCAGCTTACCCTCATTATAAGCTCGTGTAGATTCAGTTCTAGCAATCGCTCTAGCTCTTTTAATATCAGGGATTTGTTGAATTAACCTATCCTCAATCTGTCTAGGATTCAATCCTTCCTCAATACCCTGAGCAACAATTTCATTTACCCTATTTTGAGTAGTATCTGTAACATCAAATATTAATTGACCTAAATTCTGAATAACCCAATTCTTGATAAACTCAAGCCAAGTTCTAACGAAAAAATCATCAGGCAGAAACTTCTTCTCCCTATTATCCTGTCTTATCCTATCAAACTCCTTAGTAGCAGAATCAATAAATACAGTCTGATAAAACTTAATATAAGCCTCCTGCATAGGAAGCAAGGGAACATTCTCCCTTGCCTGCAACTTTAATGCCTCAGTAAATATTTTTACTCCAAGTCGTTCGTATTTCTTTAGATCGGCTTGAGCTGACCTTCTGACCTTGGAATAATTTATTTTTCTCATTTCTTATGCTTGGAAATCTACAAAGTCCGTTGCAGCAGTTCCTAACGCCTCATCGCTTGGAATTACGTTGCTAGGTATCCAATGAACGTCCATCGCAGGGTCTTCGCTTGCGTGCCAGTTCAATAGGCTTCTTACCTCGTTTCCTGTAAAGTATGGAGACTTGCCATAGGTATCCAAAATAACCTTAACGTCAGGCTGAAGCTCAGAGAACGATGAAATATCAAAATCTACAACGTAATCCATCCCATAAGACTTGGCAAGCCATTGGGTAAACTTCTCCTCAATCATTTGAAGCTGTGGCATTATAACGTCAGTAACCAAAGACTTCTGAGCGTGTTCTAAATTGGCATAGGTAGCGTTTGAACTAAACAATACAGGATTAACTCCCCAAAGACCGCAAAGCGTTTGCAAGTCCATATTCTGAGAATTGATAATATCCATTGCCACAGGACTCAATCCAATCGCATCATATCGCAAAGGAATAGAACTTGCTACAATCTTATTTAAATTCTTATTACCATTTATCCTCTCATCAATCCGCTCATCCATCTTCGCCCTTTGATCAGGGGATGGCCAAAACTCAGGATTATTTACATTTGGAGAAATAATACCTTTTGCTCCTCCATTCTGAAAAGTCTTCTGCTTTGCCTCCGTAGCTTCGTTATTTGCCTGCAACGTTGTTAAACCCGCCAAGAGTGGAGGCATTCCACGAAGTTGGGCTCCGTTCAAATCCCACGTTAGATTGGTCGTTTTTATATGCAATACCTGTTCAGCAGGAATTTCAATGTTCTGATCTCCGATAATCAACTTATAACCTCGAACAGGCTCAAATAAACTTCCTGCAACTATTTCAACGTAGTTAGACGGCAAAACATACATTTCCTTTATTTTGCCCTTATTCAAGCCGTCAGTTGGCTGAAATCCGTAAACAAATATTTCTCCGCTAGTATTGTACCAAGTCAGCATCGAATCCAAGAATTCTGCCCATGTCTGCATCGGATTCGGATTCTTAATCAACTGATTCACAGGATCGGAGTAAGTAACGTCTTGCAGCTCCTTTTTTCTAAATGCTATGCTCTGCAATCTGTTAAGCTCTTTCGAGTTGTATTTTCCGCCTCTGTATTTCTTAGCTGCTTCAGTTTCCTTATAAACGTAAGTCGGGCATTGTTTTCCCTTTTCCGCTATTTTCCTAATTATAGAATAAACCAAAGCGTTACCTTTGTAACCTTTGTCTATAAACGTTTGTTGATTCGAGTCGTACCAAACGACCATAGTCGAGGCCGTAAATTGGCCATACAAGATTTGATTTAGTAGGTTTACATCTGGTCTCTGTGGTGTCGAAATAACCGCAGGATTAATATAAGACCTTAGAGCCTTTAATAGCATAGCATATTCGTTTTAGCAAATATACATTAAATATTTTTTTCAAAATATGCCAATCCCCAAAACCACATTAATACCAATCCTAAACGGCCGTACCATTGCCAAGCAAAAACGTTAAAAGATAGGAAAACGAATGAGGCTAACAGATAGCAAATTACTATCCACATTATCAAAGCAATTGTTTCTTTTTTCATATAGAGAATTCGAAGTTGTTTTTTACCATTAATTCTGTTAAGCCCCAAACTAGGGCGTCAACTCTGTCAGGGCTTTTCCCTTTGTCAGGATCAAAAGTAACCATTTGCGATTCTAAAAGCGGAAAACTTCCAACGTGATATATTTGCCCTTGCTCATATAATGAATACACGGGCTCAGCTCTGACGTATTTTCCCTTTGTTGCTGTTACTAGCTTTATTCTAAAGTTTGAGCCTTGCGACTTTAAAACCGCTTCTACCATATCGCCGCCTTGATTCTTTTCCGCTACTATACAATCAGCGTTCCACCTAAACGCCGCATCAGTTGAAACGTTCGCCCAATGATTAGGCGAGTATTTTCCGCTTAAATCTTCCAAAACGTATCCAAAGCCTTCCGAATCTTTGCCGACTACAATTATTCCCGTTTCATCGCTGTTCATGTTGGCCGTTGTGGCTGGATCGATTGCCACAATTATCCTAGTTAGGTTTGGGGCTTTGTCGATTCTAGCTTTTCCAATTATCGCCCGATTCCATAGCATGCCTTCGGCATCATCCAACCAAGTACCTAAAAACAAATGCTCATATCTTGCTCTATTTTCTACTTTTGTTTTTTCCGCTGCTTGTATAAATGAATCGGATAAATTCTCTTTGTTATCTAGATAGGTTGTGTGAATATAGGTTGTGTCCTTTCGTTTCTTCTTTACAAAGTCGTTAAAAATCCAATGGCTTTTGAAAGCGGGATTCATTACAAGAATAACACGGTTGTAATTTTCCTTCGCTCGTATTGATAGGTCGACTTTGTCGAAAACGTCTCTGTCCGTTAGTTCTTCGGCTTCGTCAATTACCCAAGTTGATAAACCAGCAATACTTTTCAGATTTGCAGTATTAACGCCTGAACTAGTTTTGATTCCACGGAATAGTATTTTTGATCCGGTCAACTTATTTATTATTTCGCTTTGCGTTACTTCAAAGTCGTTTTGTTTTCCCATTATTTCGATTTTGTCTAGAAATTCTGGAATGATCGAAATAAATGCACTCACTAAGGTATATCTAGTAAATAGTATAACGTGTCCTTTTTCATAAGTAAGATTCAAAAGAAACAGAGCCAACGTCCAGGATTTACCGGAACCACGGCCGCCCGTTATTAGGAAATACCTAGTATCTGGGACCTCATAAAATAAAGGTTTGTAATCCTCAAGTAAGTTGATCATTTGTTTTCCTTGCTATTTAAGGCGATTTCTTCCAACTCCTTAAAATCCAATCTTTGCGGGCTTTCTTCTTCTTCTTCGCTTATTACCTTCGCCGATTCAATCGCAATATTTTTCCCTATCCATTGAATAGGTGGGGCGATCTTTTCGCCATTGGTAGTAACGTCAATTTGTTGCTTTGGTAACCCAAACCGGTAAGAAAGCCAAAGTTTAATTGCTTGCGTGTCGCCTTGTTGACATTTAAATAAAAGGGCGTTCCAAATTTGATCCGGTACGCTGATCGAGTCCATTTGTTCAATTAGCTTTATTTCCTGGATTTTCGGCTTTCTACCGGCTCCTGGTCTAGCTCCGCCATTTTGTCCCATATTCCTACAAAGGTTTGCAAAAGTGAAAAAAACTGATTATTCACTTCCAAAGGTAAATGAAAAAAAATAAAAAAAAATAAAAAATATTAATACAAATACTTGTAGTTTACAAAGGTCTGTATTATATTTACATAAGTAATCAAAACAACAACAACACTTAAACACTAAAAAAAAATGGACTTACTAATTATCGCAATCGGAACAATTTTAATTTTCACAGTTACCACAGTTTTAACCCTAGCAACAGAAACAAAATGAAAACTTTAATATTGGTATTAAAATACATTTTGGCCCTTTTGCCTATGTTTCTACTAGGCTATTTATTCGGATCACTTTAAACACTTAAAACACTAAACAGACACAAAAAATGGAAAATTTATTAGGTACAGGAAACAGCAAGCTAGTTAAAACAGCAAAAGAATTCGGAGTCAAAATCTTCAATTTTTCTATTCCAGCGGGTAACGATAAGTTAACCGGTAAAATTACCTGCCCTTTTGCTGGTAAATGTTTAAAACTTTGCTACGCTAAAAAAGGTATGTATCGTTTCGGAAATGTAGAAAGGGCCTTAAGCAAAAGATATCAAGCTAGCAAAGAAGAAAATTTCGTTTCTAGAATTACGGACGAACTAAGCAAAGTTAAAAAAGGAAAACAAATCTATGTAAGAATTCACGACAGCGGCGACTTTTATAGCCCTGCATACTTCGCAAAGTGGGTAGAAATCGCACGACTTAATCCGTCCGTCCGTTTCTATGCTTATACAAAATCGCATTCTTTTATCCGTGGTATTGAATTGCCAGAAAATATAGACTTAATTTTTTCCCTTGGATCAACAAAGGACGAACTAATAAACCAGGATACAGAACGACATTCAAAAATTTTCTATAGTGCTGACGAAATGCAGGAACAAGGGTATACAGATGCAAGTTACCTGGATATCGTGGCAACTAAATGGATAACTGAAAACAATAAAATAGGCTTAATCATTCACTAAAAACAATTAAAAAAATGAAATCTACATTCAAAAAATTTCAAACTATTTCAGGCCGTGAAATTTTAGTGCGGCCTAATTTTAGTAAAAAGGTTTTCACAATTAAAACAGAGGGGACAAAATATAGGACGTATAAATTATCTGAAAATGATTTTAATGATAATTTATTTAATACTGGTAACGATTGGCAGTACTTCCTAAAAACTTCGCAGGATTATTTTGTGATTAAATAAAACCAAAGCCACTTTGGAACCTGGGCGGGATCGTTTCCCGCCGTGGCTTCTCTTTAAACATCTTATAAAAATAACGGCCTAAAATTAGGCGTTTTAAGACGTTCAAAATTTTAGCAATACATTACCAATAACAAAAAAAGATCGCTTGTATATGGGCTTTAAAATGGCCTAATAAACCAGGCGGGCGAAGGTAGTAAAAAACCAAATCCCTAGTGGAAAATAAAATCCCTAGTGGAAATCTAAACCACTAGACGAAAACAAAAGAAGTAGACGAAAACAAAAGAAGTAGACGAAATAGAACCAGTTAGAACCAGTTAGAACCAGTTCAAAAAACATAGACGAAATCCAAGCAAGTAAAATAAAACAAAATTAATAGTGGAAAATAAAACCAATAGACGAAAACAAAATGAATAGACGAAAACAGAACCAAGGCCAAAAGCTAGTGGAAA